AAGATGTAGTTTACAAAGTTTGGCTTAAATGACAAGTGTGTTGCAATCTTTAAAAAGCACTCTCCCAAGTAGTTTGTAATCTGAGGTTTTGGCAAACCCTTCTTCTCAGCAATCTCTACGTCTTCTCTATATTTAATAAGAGCTGCTAAAAACTCTTTATTATTTACATAATGAATAGATCTCTTTCTTTTAGTCATGGGTCCAATAGGTGGCATAGTATCGATTTCTATAATATATGTATTATATCACAGTTATACCAAATGATTAAACTTGACAAGACCTCTGGATCTATGTACAATAACCTTTGTGGAGGTTCATCGGGATAGCTTAGCTTTCTTTATAAAGTCTTTCTAGAATCTCTTTGGTATCCTGAACATTACCAATTCTACCCATAGACTTATCAATCTTCTTTCTATATCCAGTAGGATCTTCAGAATCTGTGAAGTCCTTGGATTCTCTTAACCAAGATTGATACATCATAATCATTTCAATATCTCTAGATTCGCTCATAGTGATAACATCATTCATATCAATAATGAACATGTCATCACGAGTTGTCTTTAACCAGGGTTCTAATTTATAACCAACAGAACCTCTTGTCTTAATTTCAGAGAATGTAATAGGATTTGAGACAAGTAAGAATGTCCTATCATCTTCTGTACAGGGAGATACTTTAGTGAAGATCTCTTCACCAGTTTTTAATTTAATAGTTGCATAAAAGTCTTCTTCTAGCATATCGTTAACTTTTTAGATTTACGTTAATAATGTCATAGTTAAAATTCTCTTCATTATAGATTTTAATTCTTTCTATAAAGTGGTTTAATGTATAATTTCTTCGCTGTTTGTGTGTACAGTCATCGGAGATGTCGTATAGCATTGCTTTTGACTTGTTCTTCCCCTTCCTTAAAACCCTACCTATAGACTGTAAATTTCTGATTCTAGATTTACTGGGGGAAGCAAAGACGACATTGTGAAGGTTTCTAATATTTATCCCTGTAGAAAATACGCCATAAGATGCAACTATGATTGCATTACTTTCAGTATCTACAATAGATCTTACTGCTTCTCGTTCTTCAGTATTAATTCCTCCATGCACAAAGAATACTTTTCTATCGCTTTTTATAGAGTCTTTAATTAAATCAAATAAAGGTTTACCATGAGTCTCAACCCTAGAGAATAGAATTAAAGTATTACCTTTAAGATCTAGAGATAAGTTTTTGATGAATTTATTTCTTCGATCATGTGTTATGATGTACTGAACTTCATCCTCATAAGATGGAAATATTTGAGGGGTATGTTTTAAAACTAAACAGGTAATATCTAATTTAGATAGATGACCTTTTGCCATCAACTCTGCAGTTTTTACAATCTTATAAGATGGACCAAATAATCCTTCCAAAACCCACTTGTGTGTTTGTGTCCCATCTAGTGTTCCAGTAAATCCAAATCTATATTTTGCATGGTGAAGTTTTGTCATTATAGATATTAAAGACTTGCTTTTAAATTGGTGCGCCTCGTCACCAATCACCACATCAAAATCTTCAAAAAATGATCTGTCTAGTTTGTAGATAGATTGCCATGTAGTAATTACCACAGGAGCGTCACTTGTCTTCTCACGACCAGAATAAATCTTATGACAATGATTCTCAGCATCCCAACCGTAGTCCTGGAAGTCCTTATACATCTGCTCTACTAGAGATGTCGTCGGAACAATTAAAAGTATTTTTTGCTGTTTATCTGAGTAATACCTTACTACTGAATAAATCATCAATGATTTTCCTGAGGCAGTCGGTGATATCAATAATTTTCTGTTATGTCTTAGAGCATCGTATACTCCGTCGATTTGATAATCTCTGGGACTAAACGATGTGATAGACTTCATGTAATCACGAACGCCTTCTCTTGATATTCCCTCGTTAACTTCAAAGGGCATACCATAATACTTATTATCTTCAAACGTATAGGTATAACCATACGTCTCACAAAATTGAATGATCTTATCTAAAAGACCAACATATATTTGCTTAGTTCTTAAATCAAATAAGTGAATTTCTCCATTCCAATTCTTACCTCTATACTGAGGCATAAACTTGGCATTGGGTACTTCAAATGTGAATGCGTCCCTCAACTCATATTGAATGTGAGGTTCACATTGTATTTTTAAATATACCTCATTTGATTTTTGAATAATGACATCATAACGCTTATCCATATCCTGCCTGGAATTTTAAGAAATCTATGGCATTCTTAATCTGATACGTTCTATTCTGTATCATTTTTAGAATACTTTCCAGATAGTTCAAAATGGTTTCATAATATTCAACCTTCAAACTTATCTGTGATAATTTATCATCAGAATCGAGATATTTTTGGAGAGTATCTTTATCTCTAATTTTTTTAGGAAATGGATTTTCTTGGTAAACTTCTGGATCAGATTTACCAGTAAAATATTCGTATCGCTCGTGTCTGACGTTTTTGCGTGTTTGCTCCGCTTTTTTCTTGAGAAGCACAACTGTGTTGTACATCTCAAAGTATTTAGCGTGTAGTGCTGGAACCTTTATTGACTCATCATGTAAATTATCCATATCGATGTGAGTATCTTTTTCCCACATCTTCTGGATTTCTTCAAGATCAAATATCATAGGGCATCACCAGTTGGCGTTAATATATTGTAAATAGTATACTTGAAAGATACCTCTGCAGTAAAGTATTCAGTTTCTTGACTGGTAGCATCAAACTGCAGATCTGACAAGTCGTATGGGAACATATCTTCAAATACAACTTCAAATTGAACTCTGTTGCTACTGTTTACAACTTGCAGAGTTCCATCAGAATAAATGTTCATTGATTGACTATCATAACCGATAGTATTGTCACCTTCAACCTGCAGATCAAATATATCATTAAGTGAGTCTGGATAACCTAATCCTCGCATCCACTTATGAATTTGCATGTAGTTCTCAAGATTTTCATCTACAAGGAAGCGTAGAGTAAAATCATTGAATGCAATTTTATCTCCAGGGATATCAATATTCTTCAGATATGATGGTTGTTCAGTAACACCCAAGTTCATACCTGGAAGGTTTGCTTGATTCGCAAAAAATGATACTTTTCTTGCTCTATTTAAAGTGAATCTAAATCCAACAGAAGATAGGAAGTTCCTGTTTTGGACTTGATTTGTAAAGGCGTTTCCTACTGCCATTGTTTAAAGTTCCTTTTCTAATTTTTCTATAAAATATTCAGAGATTTTTTTATAATATTTTGGTTTTGGATGATAACTGTATCTATTTAACACTTCATTATCGATAGCGTATGTAAAATCATCTTTATCATCAAATATTTGAGATGCTTTTTCTCTAAAAGCATTTTTTACTTTATAATAATTTGATTCTTTCTTATGTGCTTCAGCAACAACAGTAACTAAAGATCTATCTTCCTTTTCAATATCAAAGAAGTTAGATGGTTTTATCTTATAATCATAAGACCCTAGAGTATCGTACCAAAAATTTTTTATATTGAATAACTTAAAAAATTGATTCCAATGAGTTATTTCTAGTTCCAATTCTCGTACACGAATGTCCTCATTATAAGTATACTTGTTTAGTGCATATGCAAATAAGTCTGCGTCGGTTCCAAATCGGAGTAAATCATGCTCAATATTATTGAGAAGAAGTTTCTCGTGCTTCCTGCTAGAATTTAAAAAGAAATCATATCTATTAACTGCTGTTGTTCCCCATAGAACAACAATTTTAGTTCCACTAGATAGTAATCTTGAAAATTGTCTAGAGCTAAAATATTTTTTTGCTAATCTAAATTGCCTATCATTACTGCTTCCATATTCTGCTAAGTTTGTATGTGAGAATTTAAAATGATCTACAACTGGTTTTCTCCAACCATTCTCCCAACAAATTAACGAATCGTGTTGAATATCTTCATATTCTTCTTGAGTCATACCTTCAGTATAACCAGATCCTTCACCATACGCCCAACTACAACCAAAAGTAACCAAATGACGTTTCATAATACTAATTCACTATATTTTATTTAGAGACAAAAAAAGAGACCCTTTCGGGTCTCTTGTAACAGATTGTGAATCCGATGGATCACATGAGGTTCTTGATCTGAACTCTTCTGTAGTAACGGTTCTGGTTGACCTTG